GAAGCTGTACTTGTGTTTGAACTGCTTGACGATGTAGCCCGTCTTGTCGCCGTTGTAGTTCTGGCCGCAAATCGCGTATGAGCACCACAGGTCATCCCAGTGCTCGAGGAACGTCACCGTGGCAAGCGGGTTGCGCGAGGCTTCGATGATGTTCTGCGCCTGGCCGAGCTCCTCGGGCACGATGTCGCCTTTGCCATCCAGGCCGAGCCGGTATCGACGGAAGGCCGTGCGCAGCGGCATCTCGCTGACCTCGAGCACCTCGCACAGATAGCCATTGCTCCATTGTGGGTAGACCGACCGCGGGTCGACGCAGCGCCACACGAACGGCGGCCCGGCGCGCTTCTTCGCTTCCTCGGTCATCTTGTCGTACGCGATATAGGCCTCGGTCGGGTCGCCCGATTTGGGTGAGGGGACACCGTAGCGTTCGGACCACAGGTCAGACTGCCACAGGATCTTGGCCCATCCGCCGCCATCGTTCAGCGTGGCGTCGGTAACCTGGGTCATGGTGTCGGAGCCGGGCTCGCGCGTGCCGCACTCCCAGAGCGTCTCCTCGGTGAAGTGCTCGAGCTTGCTCGCGACGGTCTGGGCGGTGTCACCCTCACCGCCGACAATGCTCAACTTCGGGCGCTCGAGGGTCAGGATGGCGGTCTGCTGGAACGCTTCCTCCGTGATGTCTGGGTCGCGGGGATCGACGTGGACAAGCAAAAAATCCTTGTCGGCTTCGGAGAGTGCGGGCCGTCGCATCTCGCGCTGCTCGCGGACCAGGTCGATGTCGTTGTCCTGCTGCAGGTACTGGTCGCCCAGCGACGTCTGCAGGTCGGTCAGGTAGCCCGACTCAGGCGCCTTCAGGTCCTTCTTCGAGCGATCGATGGGCATAGATGGACGCGCGTCCACTTTACGCCATCGTCACGCGGCGCGGAACCAGTGCGGTTCGACATGCTCGAGTGGGCGGTTCACCGTGTCGGCCACCCACGCGGCGTAGTCGTCCTGGCGCTCGTCCATCGCTGCGAGACACGCCATCAAGCCGACCAGCACGTCGAGCCCGGCCAGCAAGTCCTCGCGCTCGAGTTGCTCGTCAGGGCTCACGTAGCCACCGGAACAGGCGACTTGCCAGGACGCCCCCGAGCACACTCACGCCGGTCCAAGCGCCGAGCGCGACCAGCGCCCACATCCACCACTCCATCACCGTCGACGCCCGCCGGCGAAGGCGTAGCTCGAGCGCGCCGGCAGCGGGTGCTCTTCGCGCTGGGCCCCGAGATACGCCAGGCCGAGCGCAATCACCGTGTCGTCGTGCTGGCCCTGCGGCGCCCCGTAGCGCAGCATGCCGCTTGGCAAGACCTGTGCTTCATAACCGAGCAGCTCGCTCTGCTGGACAGCGTCGTCCAGCAGGGTGAGGTCGCCCCGTTCGATGGCAAGGCCTAGACTCTGCACGAGCGCGGCCTTGCTGGCGTTGGTGGCCTCCCAGGCCCACACTGGCAGGGCCGCTCTCGCCCTGCCCAGGAGTCGCGCGTAGCCCGTCTGCAAGCGTTCGGTGAGCGGGCCGCCCATGCTGTTGTGCTCGGCCACGACCAGGACCGGGTGATACAGCTCGCACCAGCGATGCAAGCGTTCGGTCTGGAGCTCGTAGTCGATTTCGCTGAAGCGGTCGAGTGCGGCCTGCTCCATGTACGTGGCGTCGATCACGCTGATCGCGGTGAAATCGTTCGTGCGCCCCCAATCCACACCGATCACGTATTGGTGTCCACGCGCCGGCTCCGCCGGCTGGAGTCGGGAGACCGCATCCACGCCGCGGAATACCCCCGCTCCATCCAGTTGGATGAACTGTGCGAGAAATTCCTGCGCAAAGGTCCGCTCCGGAAGCTCGCGCCGTGCCGCCTCGATCTCCTCCGCCGTAATGTACGGCGACGCGCTCGAGGGCAGTTGCCACGAGCGCCAGTCTTCCTGGAGTGGGTCCTGGCCGAGTTGGTAGAGCGCATGGAACGCATCGAGCCCGCGCGGTGTGCTGAGAAACCACGCGTCGCCGCCGAGCACGCTCAATGTCGGACGGAGTGATGCCTGCCAGACCGTGTCCAGGTCGCGCACCAATGCAGCCTCGTCGACGACGATACGGTTGTACTTGCGGCCGCGTGCCGCGTCGGGATCGTCAAGCGACCAGCACTCCACCGCTCCACCGTTGCTTGCAGCGATGCGGTGCTGTTGCTCGCTTTTCTCAGCGGTAATCGGCTCGAGCACCGCTCGCAATTGGCGCCACACCTCGTCGAGATACTTGTACGTGGGCGCCATCCAGGCACATGTCTCGCCAGCCTGCACGCCCTCCGCCACGAGCCTGATGCCGAGCGTGGTCTTGCCCATCTGCCGACCACAGGCCGCGACGTTGAACCGCCGCTTCTCAGACAGCATCGTCTGCTGCGCCATGTGCAAGTTGGGAAGCACCAGGGGCAAGTGCGGAAGGTTCGGGTTCGACTGGTCTGAGTCCGGCGAGAAGTCGAAGGGTGGTATCGCGTTCAACCGCAACCAACTGGGCAAGCTCGGCGGCTGATTGTTTTTCAAGCCACTCAGGGCGAGCTGCTGCCTGTAGTTGAGCCTGAATCGTGGTGACGTGGGTAGCGATGAGGTCAAGAATCCAGTCGCCGATCGTCTCGGGGTCGCGCGCGCGTTGCTCGGTTGCAACTGGTTGCAACGGTTCGGCCGCCCAACGTGACACCAGGCTCTTGTCGATGCCGTATTGCTTGGCTACTTGGGCAATCGACATCCCTGCCAGGACGGCCGCGACGACCTGGGCGCGCAGTTCGGGCGAATGCGCAACGCCCCGCGGCATGGCTCACCGCGCCGTCTTGCGTACGATCGCAAAGCTCGTGAGGTCCGGAGGGTCTTCGTCAGTGGCGTCATGGTGGTACTGGAAGTGCAGCGGAGACGTCAGACCTCGCTCGCAGCGGCGCTGGATCTCACGGCTCGCGAGTTGCTCGACGTTGACCAGGCCGCGGTTACTGAACAGCTCGCGATCCCAGCGTGAGATGGCGTAGAAACAATCCTCGGGACGATAGATCAGGCACCGTCCAGGGATGCGATACACCACGCGAACAACGCAACTGGCAAGGATCTGCTCATCGCGCCACGTGTCCCGAGCAATCTGAGCGCGAGAGCTATGGAAATCGTAGCCGTCGCACTCGAAGCCAATGTCGTTGAACACGAAGTCGAGACGAAAGGGCCCAGCGGGCACCTGGGTCTGCAGCCAGAGACCACGACGGAAATATTTCGTCGCGTGGTGGGCGAAGGCGTGCTCGATGGGGCTTTCATACACACCCGGCTCGATCGTCGGCTGCGGTTCGCGGAGCTGCGCCAAGACGTCCGCCAAGTGGGTCACGGGGTCACCGTCACTTTCCGCACGTCGCCGTGCAACTCGCAGAACGGGTACGAGTTCCGATTTTCGGCAAGGTCGGCGCGCAACTCATCGCACCGACACACGGGCTCTGCAGCGTCGTTTCCCCCTGCGGCATCGTGGCCGTTCCGTCGTCGTCTGACTCGGCCCCCCTTGGCAAGGGGGGTTGGGGGGTTCTCCTCACGGAGTGAGGGGTTAAAGCTACTAGAAGGAAAAGAAGACGAAGCTACGAGGACGGGCGCGCGCGTCATAGCATCCGAAATCGTACCTGAGGCCGGATTTTCGGTATGAACTTCATTATCAGAATCCGGCCCTAGGCCGGCCTTAGACGGAATAGTGGATGCCTCTTCGCGGGGATGCGGGTGCTGATGTTTGCTCCAGTTCCTCACCTGGATGTAGCGCTGCCCGTCCACCTCATACCGCTCGATGAACCCACGCCCGGCCAGCTCGTCCAGGGCCTTGTCGACGTTCACCTGATCGTAGGCCAACAGTTCCCCCTTCAGCACTTTGGGTCGATCCACGAGTCGCCCGGCACAATCAGCCACCGTCCATAAGCCGGCGAACAGCAAGCGGACCAACGGCTGCAACTCGCAGAGCTCGGCGTTCTTGAAGAACCCGGGCCGAATCTGGCGTGTCCTTGGCATTACGCGGCCGGCTTTCGCGTCCGGAATGCGTCCTTCCGACACTTCTCGGTACAGAACCGATGATTGGCGCGCGCTGGCTCGAAGGTCACGCCGCACCGCAGGCAATCTCGCGTCCGGCTCGCGTCCGGCTGAGCATCCGCCGCCTTGCGGGCGCGCTCGAGCGCCACCATCGACTCATCGAGCGCTTTCATCTGTTTGTACAACTCGGGGTCTTTGATCTCGAGCAGACTTCCCACGGGTCCCCATGACGGGTCGCTGAAGGCTCGCGTCCGGCTCGCGTCCGGCATCACACCGCTCCTAACACGGTTTTGATCTGGTCGAAATCTGACGGCTTCCACATGTAGGCTTCCTGGCCGCAGGCGATGAGGTCGGACAGGAACAGGCGCTGCTGTGGCGTCAACCGACCATGCTCCGATTTCAATTCCGCCCACAGGAGACGGGGTGGACGCCTGAGCAAGAGATCCGGCAGCCCGGCGGGTGAGTTGGTGGCGTCGTACATGTGAAAGCACTTCCAGCCCAGGAGCTGCGCCAGTCGGATGACGCGGCTTTGAAAGTGCGCCTCCGACTCGTCGCCGATAAGCTCTCGCACGGTAGCGCGAGTGGATGTCACCACAACCGACCTTGAACTGGCGGCGGCGCAGACGGATAAAACAACGGCATATCCAACTGCTGCCGTGCCGCCGGCGTTGCCATTAGTTCCTCAAACGAACACAGCCGGCGCAGTCGACCCAGGTCCCACCACGCCATCGCCTGCCCTGCGCCGGCCCCTGCAATCATGTCCTTCCCAAGTTCCGCAAGGTAAACACCGTCCTGCTCTCGATGCACGAACACGAGCAGGACCTGGTGCCCCGTCTTTTCCTGCACGTTTGCATAGTGCGCGTACTTGCTCCGGTCGATGCCTGTGGTCGGAATATTCAGATGACGCGTTCCTCCCTGAAACAAACCGCAAGTGCTTTTGAATTTGCACTCCACCCACGCTGAAAGTCCGCCCGGCCACCATGATTGAAGGTCAGGCAGCACGAGGTCCTGCGCCCAGCCATGCAGCATCGGTGCTACATCGCCCCCGTCATTTACGACCGAGACCAAGCACCCGCCATTGCGCAACTTGGTGGCGATTTTCAATTCCGTAACTCGCCCAGTTCGAAATTCCCAACTGGTCTTCAGGGTTGCCACGCTTCCCACCACACGACTGACGGCCCGTACTGCTCGCCCATAACCACCGCACAACTCGGAAAGGGCGCCGCGTCCTCTCCATCATCGAAGTGCAGACGCCCACGAAGGAAACGCACCTCACCCCAGCGGCAGTAGTCCCACCACCAGGCGGTGTCGACTCGAGCGGGAACCAGACACACCACCACCGCGCCTGCCTTCGCGCTCTCATATGCCTTGGAAACCCACTGGTCGATAGTGCGACCGTAGGGCGGATTCATAAAACATCGGCCATACCACGGTTGCGCGAGTCCATCGTCGGCAGGCGTGTAGTAGCGTTCGCACTTTGCCGACCAGTCCTGCGCGCACACGTCCAACTCGAACTCAAACTCCTCGTTAAGCAAGTCGAACAACCGCTGGGGTGTAGCCCAATCGCCGCGGTCGCTCGAGTACAGCCCGTCAGTCTTCGCTTGTTTCAGGAAATAACTGACCGACAGCCGCTCGCCTTCGCACGCCGAAAGAATCCGCTCGCGGCGCTCAACTGGTACAGCTCCCATTTCAAGCCAGCGGTCGCCGATATCCTTACTGGCACCGACCTCCATCAGAGCCGATTGACGTTGTGTCAAAGAATTCGCGGTAACGTTCCGCGAATTCTTTCGACCGGGCTGTTTCGGCAGGCGTGCTAGCAGTTCGCCTGCACGGCATTCGCACTCAATCTGCGCGATAGTGGCGAGGTTGACCTTCTCTTGACCCAATCCCGCACGTTCGGCCCAAACGCGATAGGAGGCACTCAGGTCCGCACCCGCCTTGGCGTCCACCACGGTTTCAATCTGCTCGGCCAGCGCTCGCACGCGCGCAACCTTCGCCATGTAATCGTGCTCGTCGCGGACAGCGAGGTCCAACTCAGCATGCATTGATCGCGTCATCGCGGCTCTCGCTCGAAGCGCAGGAAGTACTCGGCTTTGGACATGGGCCGCGTGCCCTGCTTACGGTCGAACCAGTAGGTCCGCAGCGCCTGGGCGGTCCGGCGGAACGCGTGCCGATTCGGCAGACAGTTAGACGAGCACCGCCCGCGCAACGGGTAGTGCACCGGACACATCCCTCGTATCACCCAACTCGCAGGCATGTCAGGGCATCGCCGGGCTGGTGAGGCCCGGCTCCGCCTCTGACCGCTCTTCTGCCCCTGCAGCAGCGAGAGCGTTGATACGTGACTGGAGCTCGAGCCCGCGTTCGGTGATCTCCTCTTCGGTCATCTCCGGCGAGATCACCCACACCGACGCGTCCTGGACGACACCGGCATGCCGAGCGCGCGTGAGGAGCGCCCCGTAGCGATCGAGCAGTTTGCCGCGCCGGTCGGATTGCATGCGCGCCCGCGGCGCGTCATCAACGTAGCGCTCGGTCGTCGGCACGTACCGCTCCGGCTCCTGGTCGAGGACTTCGCCGGTGTTCGGATCGACCTGGACCGGCATGGCGTACGGAATCGTCTCGAGCTCCGACTCGTCCGTCCATCCCAGCCCGCACAGCGACAAGGTGACCCTGCGCTTGGCCTTCGTCTCGGCCTTCATCAGCGCATTCGCCAATGCGTCGCCGCGGAGTCCAGTGATCGCCACGGCGCCTGTCGACGAGTCCTGACGGCCCTCGCGATCGGTGGCGTACACCGTCACTAGATGGATGTCGCCCACCGTGGAGCGCTCCTGGCGGGTGATGTTGACCCTATGCAATTTGCGTAGCTGGTCGGTGCACGACTTGGTGGCGTACAGCGTGAGCTTGCCGTTCAGGTTGATGTAGGCAAACGGCTGGGTGAGCTCGTTGAGCCCGAGAGAGCGACAAGTTTCGCGGTAATATGCGACGCGCTCGTCCGCGGTGAGCTTGGCCAGGTCGCCCTTGAGGACGACCGATTCGATGATGTCCGCTGGTGACTCGGCACGAGTCGCTAACTCGGTCAATTCGGGAATCCTCCATAGACCGTCAAAATCGCCGCGCCGACCGCGACGAACAGCAGCACCCAGGTCGCCAGGATCACGCCCTGCTCGAGCCGCCGCTGCCGGCGGTGAGCGCGCTCATGGTCCCGCAAGAAATCACGCAATTCGTTGGTCGTCACTAGCAGAGCCCTCGAGTCGAGAACTCGCGCCCGCGGCCGACGGTGAGCATCCACCTAGCGGCGGCGCGCGCGGCGACCGGGTCGAAGACGCTCAACCCGGCTTTGCCCTGCGGCGTCGTGCGCCAGGTCGACGGTAGGAATTGCAGCGGCCCGCTGGCGCCGGAGCGCGGGTTGACCGCGGAGGCCACGCCGTGCGACTCGTACCGCTCGAGACACAAGACGACGCGATCGAGCGCGTCAGGGACTGGCGGGGTGGATGCTGCGACCGGCAGTTCACCCACCCCGCGCAGGTATTCCCTTGGGCCGACGCCGGTTGTAGCGACAGCCCCGGCCAGATCCTGCGGGTCGACGTGCGCCTCGAGCGCCGCGGCGTCCAGCTCGTCGTCGGCGTGGATGCCCAGCGCTGCACCGCCGAGCACGCCGACGACGATGCCAAACACCATACCGACCGCCAGACGCGCCATCAGGCCGCACCCTCAGCGTCGGCCGGCCCGCCGATGCAGTCATGGCAGCGGGTCGGGACCAGCTCGTCGTGCGCGAGACAGAAGAAGCGCTCGCACAGCGGGCACCACGTCTCCGCGCGCTCGCTGCAGTCCGACTGCTGACACTTTTCGGGCACGGCGATCATTCGTTTTCGAGCCACGCCACCAATTCCCTGGCCGTGTTCGTCATCGCGTGGACCGCGGGCACCAACTCAGCAAGCTCGGCGGTATCGCGGAGCACTTGCTTGCCACCCGCCTTCCAGGCCGCCCAATACATCTCCTCGAGCTGGTGGGACGGCTGTAGGCGGTGCTCAAGCACGTACTGCCAGTACGACGCGTCAATGCGCTCGTCGCGTTTGGTAGTAGTCACGCGTCAGGCCGCGACGGTCTGGCGCTGCTCAGCTTCGTAGGAGGCGAGGATCTTTCGCAGCAGAAGAGCGGCCTGGTCGCCCGGCTGGCGGCGTTCCTCGGCGCTCAGCCGTCGCAGACGTTCGAAGCTCTCCTGGTCAAGTTTGACGTACAGAGCGCTGTTTGCCATGACGCCAAGTATTCGCCACCGTCATGCCAGCGTCGACGCCTCTGATCGGACATTCGGCTGGAATGTCCGATCAGGCGACAGATCAGTCGCCGCGAATGGCTAACGCCCAGAATCGCAGAAAACCTTCCCATCCCGGCAAGTCTGCCCGCTCGAGCCAGCGACCGATCGTGCGCCCAGTGCAGCCAAACGCCTGCGCCGCATCAGCCTGGCGCGGAGGCAGGTCCGCCGCGGGGAGTCCTGCAGCCCACTCGCAGAGATCGACGAGGAACTCGAGCGGCCCATCCCACTTGGCCGTCACGCTTCGATGACCGCCCCTTCCCTGCCGAAGAGCAGCCGCAATCTGCTTTCGATCAGATGACGACAAGGCTGCCCCTTGAATCTCAGCCAGGATGCGCTCTGCTAATGGGTCCATACATCCCCTTCGACTAGAACACTTGTTCTTCTTTTTACTGCCTGGGCGTGTTGTTTGCCAGCATGTCCCCTACACGTAACACTTTTACATCCAAATGGTATGCGACGCCGGTATGCCAGTTGGCCTATCCTTTACGCCAACATCGCAGACATTCCACATAAGCATCCCCCGTGTTTCTGGCCTACGCACCCGACAGTCCGAGTAGATACCAGTGACGCATGGCTATACTGCGCCTCCAAGAGGAGGGAGCGGCCGTCTCCGCCGCCATGCCAGGCCAGCGACACAAACGTTTTCTGGATCGTCAGCAGTTTGTCGACGAAATGCTGGCTGCGGTCCGCGCTAATCCTGGTGCGGTCACTCAGGCTGGCTTGGCTCAAGCGCTTGGCCTGAGCGCACGGCAGCTATCGCGAGAACTGAAGGCCTTTGCGGTCCCTTGGCCGCCGAACGGTCGCCAGTCCTGGCACGAGCTCGCACAACGAGCTGCGCAATCACCGCCGGCCGACGCCTGGTTGATTACGTGCCGCGTGACCGCGGCAACCCTTGGTGATGCCGCGGCGAAGCTTCGAGCCGAGGACGGCGTCTTCATCATCGAAGCCAAGCGTCTCGAATCGGCATCAGTTCCGGCATCGAGCTGGCGTGTCCTGCTCTCGGACAAGCCGTAGACACGCATTAGACATTCCGACGGTCTGTCGCATCAGAGGCGTCGAATTGCGCCGTTGCTCGCCCCAGACTGGTGAGCATGGCCGATCGGGAACTGACACCGGATGAGCGGCTCTCGGAAGTAACCCGTCTGCTCGCGGAAGGCGCTCGCTTACTCCTGGAGAAGCGTCGCGCCCAGACGCCCACGACTGAAGCAGATCAAGCTGCGGCGGACAAAGCCGAGGCAAGTTCACGAAGTTGAGTAGCGGGAAAGATATGTCTGGTCGCGTACGTATCGTTCCCGCGACATGCTTCACTCTCGGGCTCAAAGCACAACACGCTCGTATGTGGATGCTCGCGACGTGCCCAGGCGCCGTCGACCACGCGTACCTGGTTACCGGTCAACGCGCGGTACTGCCGCAGCCGCCAACGACGGTTGAATCCGTCGCCCTGCGCCTCAATGCGGACACCTGCGAACAGCAGTCGATAAATGCGGTGCTGCTGCTCCCAGGGCAGTGTGTCGAAGGCGTCAAGCGGCGACTCAAGCAGGATCTGGCACCAGGCAGCAAGCTCTGCGTCTGTATCGGCTGCTACTTTCTCCTCGGCCACCTGGTCGCGAAGCTCTGCCAACTCCGCCTCGACCTCACCCAGGCGAGCGATCAACGACGCGGGCGGCGTGACCTTACCCCAGAGTTGATCGTTGATCCACTTCGCGCGGTCCTCGAGAAAGGCAAGCCGCTGGGCCGCCGCGGACGACGCGTGCGCCTGCTGTTGTGCGCGCAGCTCAGTAGCGACCACCTGTGCGTCGTACATGACACGCGGCAGTTCATGGCGCAGAAGTTGCGCGGCGACGTTGGGGCTCAATGCCTGCGGGGCTGCACACACAACACTCTTACGCGCAGCGTGTGTGTGGCCCGAGCGAGCAAGCGTGCCGAGCGCCGAGCACGCATAGGTACGCTCGCCGCGGGCAATCATTGGATGCCCACAACCGTTGCATTCGAGGACACCCGACAGCGGATGGGGATGTCGAGTCTCGACGGTCCGCACGCTTCCAGGATGGTCGAACTTCAACCGCCAGCGGCGGACCTGAGCCGATGTCCAGTAGGCGAGCTCGGGTACATGCTGGCGGAAGTCCTTCGGCTGGCCCGTCTGCGGGTCAGTAGCGAAACGGTGCCACACGATAGACCGCTTTTTCAGGCGCGTCCCGAAGGTGAACGTACCGGTGTAGATCGTGTTTCGCAGCAGGTAGCGAAGACTTTGAACGCTCCAGTGGGTGGTCGTCCCACCCCGACCTTTGAATGCAGGCCGCGGCGGGCCGTACGTGTTGAGCCGTCGCGCCATCTGAGACAGCGAATCACTGTCCTCGAAGAGGCGCGTCAACTCAGCAAGCAATTCTTCGTGGTCGGGGTTCTTGGCAACGCGACGGATGACTCGACGCGCGTCGTCAGGCTTCAGAATTTCGGTCATGTAGCCAATCGGCGGTCGCATGTACACGGGCTCGTGTTCCAGTTTCTTGAACAGTCCCGACCAGAAGGTATTGCGGATGCTGCGCCAGTCGATGCCAGCCAGCATGCACTGGAACTGAAACTGCAGCAGATCGTCATCGTTACGCAGGTCGTAGTCGCGGTCCCACGTAGCGAACAGGCCGCCCGCGTCGACAATACGGCGGGCGATATCGCCACCGTCCATGCCGAACTCGTCGCGCGTCAGTCGCTTGACGTCCAGGGCGCCGATCCCTTGAATGCGGCCCTGGCGCAGGTCCTCGAACATCTGGAGAGCGACGGTGCGCTTGGACAGATGAGCACCCGAGATGCCCTGCTCGTCATAGACGCGGACCTGATAGCCGCGCCCCTCAAGGCGCTCGACCATGTCGAACTGAGCCTCAGAGCGGAAGTTGCCAATCTGACGCACCGTCGAATTCCGAATGGTCAGACCGATAGTCGCGCCTGTCACGCGGCGTCTTTCACTAGCACGGGCAGTTGGCCTCGTGCGACGGGTCGCGCCACTGGCGACACTTCGGGCATTCGACCATCGCGACATTCGAAAGGCGGTCGCCTGTTTGCTCAGCCGCACTGGCCAACCGTTCAGACTCGCGGATCAGCCAATCCCAGACGCCATGCCACAACTCGCGCCTCGTCGCCATGTCATCAATCGGGACCAGTCGATCGTCGGGTAAAATTGTCATTGCAGGTCGTTCCTTTCCAACCGGTTGATCTGCTCTTGGCCCCTCGCCGCCCATACGGCGCGGGGCTTCTTTTTTACTCGTCCTCGGCAGGACGCATCAGGTCCGCGGGCTTGACGCCGAGCGCGGTGGCCAGCTTGCGGATCGTGCTGGTGTACGGGTCCTGGATGCCAGCCTCGATGCGCGACAGACTCGCAGGCGTCAGGCCAGCCTTCTGTGCGAGCTCGCGCTGGTTCAGGGCCTGGCGTTCGCGTATCGCCCGCAGGCGTGGCAACTTCACCACATCGGTATCGTACTCGGTCATTGACGAGACTATATCAACTCTTGCGTTCCTATGCATGACGTGATATGGTCTGGATACGAAGTCATGAACATCACGCTCTCAACAGACAACCCCCGCAGCCTGAAGGCGCTGCAGCTCACCGCGAGCGCCGCTGACTGGCTCGCCCTCCCCGGTGGTGGATACGGCATCCCGAGCGAACGCAATGACGGCGCCTTCTACGCCGCCGACTGCTCCTCGTGCTCGTGCCCCGACTTCCAGTACCGCCGCGAGGCGTGCAAGCACCAGCTCGCCGTACGTCTCTACGCCGTGCTCCAGGCCGCCGCGTGATGCCAATACGGCACATTGTCGTCACGGTCGCACTCGACCCACAGTCGGGCATGACCGTCGACGACTGGGACATGATCGAGCAGTGGCTGATCGATCACTTCTACGCCCGCTTCAACCTGCGGGTGCTCGCGGTCAATACCGATGTCGAGTAACGGTTACACGGGCACCACGGTCGAGGGCGTCGTCGAAGCCACCAACGAGCGCGGCCTCAAGCTGGACGGCGGCTCGGGCTGGCTCAACGTCAGCAAATTCCGACCGCTTGAGCTGCCGCCCGTCGGCACCGCGGTCCGCGTCGCCGTCGATGCAAAGGGATTTCTGACATCCGTCCAGGTCCTCGACTCGCCCACAACTCCCGCAGTTCTGAGTCGCAACGAAACGATTACCCGGCTCGCCGTGCTCAAAGCCGCGGCCAATTTCCTCGGCCTTTTGTCGCAGACACGCGAAGAGGTCAAATCTGAGCACGTCCTGGTGCTCGCCGATAAGTGGATCGCCTGGGTCGACCAGGCCAAGGAAGCCTCCTGATCATGACCACGTTTCTCCGTCTCGAGCTCAGCAATCGCGAGGGTGACATCACGCTCGTCAACATTGAGCACGTCGTCCGCATCCACCCGACCTGGCCGAAGGGTTGCACGCTGGTGCTCAGCGACGACACCAGCCTGGAACAACTCCAAGGACGTCTGCTCTGCACCGGCGGCCGCGCCCACGTCTACACCGTCGAGCACACGTACGCGCTGGACCACCAGGTCGACGAGGCGTACGAGGCCATGCGCGCGGACCTCCTGCCATGACGCAGGTGGGAACCCGCCCCTACGGCGGCACGGGACTCTCGCTCGAGGACCTCGACGCCATGCCGCGGCACGATCGCGAAGCCATTCTCGCGGGCACGATCCACCACCTGCGCGAGCAACTCGGCGAGCTCCGCACCCAACTCGCCGAGTCCGAAGGCATGCTCCGCCAGGCCATGCTCGAGCGCGGCGCCACCGTCGCCGACGCCGGCACCTGGACCGTGAAGCTCGCCACGAAGCGCTCCTACGTCTACGACGAGGAAACATTGGCTGGGCTCCAGGCGTTCGTCGACCCCGACGTCTACGACGAGGCCGTGCGCAGGGTCGTCACCCTCAAGGTGTCGAAGCTGAAACTGAACCAGCTCGTCAAGCGCGGCGGAGAAATCGCAGCCATCATCGACGCCGCAACGACCGAGGTTGTGGACGGCTATACGCTCGAGGTCACACGCTAATGGGGCATATGTCTAGCAAAAAAGAGGGCGCCCCTGGCTGGCTCAATGAGCTTCGCGGCGACTACGAGCGCGAGATGGATCGTGCCAACGCCGCCAATGCCGAACTGACCCGCGAGCGCGACGAACTGCGCGAGCAATTCAACCAATACGTTCGCGGGGCTGAGACAGAGGCGAACGAACTGCGCGCGGATCTTCAGGGCTTGATGGACGAGAGCGCGGCCAGCACGGAAGCAATGGATCGAGCACGGGCCGAGATAGACAGCCTGCGTGCCTACAACGAGATGCTGCTCAAGGTCGAACGAGAGCATGTGGCCGAAATCGAGCGGTTGACTCAGCTACTCAAGGATCACGACATTGAAGACGTGCAGCCGCTGCCACGAAGCTAAACCCGCTGCCGAGTTCTATCGCGACCGCCGCGCTAGTGATGGCCTGAACGGCCATTGCAAGGCTTGCCACTTGGTCAAGACCAATGCGTACAAGCAAGCAGATCCAGCACGGCACAAGGCTCAGGATGACTCTTGGCGAGAAAAGAACATCCCGCGTGTCAGAGAGGCGCAGGCGCGCTATCTACAGACACATCCAGACTTCAAGCCCGAGCACACTCGCGATTGGCGAAACAGGCACCCGGATCGAACGCGAGCACACAACCTTTTGAACCGCGCAATACGGGATGGAAGGCTAGTACGCCCCGGTGATTGTCAGGAGTGCGGATCAGGAGTGCGGATCGAAGCTCATCACGATGACTACTCAAAACCCTTGGAGGTGCGATGGCTGTGCAGGAAGTGCCACGCGAAACTCGGCCCACACTAGAAGACGAGCACGAACACTGCCCTTGTGTCGAGCGGCTGACGGTCGCAGCGCATCGCTTCGAAGAAGAGGCTCGTCAGGCTACGTTCGAAGTCGAGCGGCTCCAACGCGAGAATGGCGCCCTGGCGCGTGTGTATGCGCTGGCCGAGGAAGCACTGCGCGGACGTACCGCCCGAATGCATGACGCCGAATCCCAGGTCACCACGCTGGAGTGGCAACTGAGCGAGGCGAACAAAGAGATCGAGCGGCTCCATGCGCCACCGCACGGTCCGACTGCCTACAGCGACACTGGCCAGTATGACGACGGCGGCAAGTGGGCCGACCTTCAGTCCGATACCGAAGCGATCGACGGCGACCAGGTGCTTTGAAAGACCTAATTGTTGTTGTTAGAGATGACCAAACATGATTGACGGACACTGGCTCGCCGTGAAGCGCACCGACCCGCGGGCGTACGCGCTGTATCGGCGCCATTACTCCGCGGAGAAGGGCGCCCGCTGGCGGCGACCTGGCAATACCAACGTCACCTCAGCTGGTGAGACGATGGTGCTGCCGAGCCAGTGCTGCCGCGCCCTGTTCGTCTGGCTCAGATGCGACCCCACCATGCGCCTCGACCACCAGACCGGCGTCAACTGCGCAGTGTTTCGGAATGAGGGAGCCGGCCTGTCGAGTGACATGATCCGCGAAGCCGACGAGCTCGCGTTTCAGCGGTGGCCCGGTGAGCGCCACTTCACCTACGTGAATGACTCGAAGATCCGTTCCAGCAACCCTGGCTTTTGCTTTCTCAAGGCGGGGTGGAAACGGATCGGACGGAACGCGGACGGGCGCCTGACATTGCTGGCGCTTGATGTTTGGTAGAGGCTAGTTGTTAGAGGGACCAAAATGACCGGCACAGATACCCAACTGCGAGTAATCCCCTGGCAAGTCGATGCCACCCACTTCAGCGTGATGATCATCTTGCAAGACGGGAACATCGAGCGTATGCGCGCCTATGACCCCGTCGAGGTGCCCCTCTCGATGCTCCCGTCAAACTACGCGGGCCTCAGGCTGAAAGACGTGACGGTGACGTATGCCACGGATGAAGACATCAAGGAGATGGAGCGACTCGCCCAACAAGGCGAGATCGGCGACGCCCTTCGCTACCTCACGCGCGGGTTCCGATTCCGGCCTGACCGTGGCGACCATGACGAGCCGCCGTCTCGCCTAAAACACGCTTGAGTGACCTAAAAGATGGTTAGCAATATCAAGCTCGATCCTGAAGACGAGCGAGCCGTACTTGAGTATCTCGAACAACTTGCCAAGGTGATGCGAGGCGAGTCGCGCGAATGCCTGGTGTGCAAGGCACCGGTTGAGTCCTACCGCGAGGTCCGACCTTGCGTCTACGCCGAGCCGTGCGGCCACCGGCAGTGGCAAGGGCGCAAGCCGAAAAGCGCTTGACAGACCTAAGTGCCGTTAGAGCCGGCAACCCACTAGCTGCGCGTGATGCGTGTGTGATTAAATTTTGGAGTGCTGATCGATGGCGTCTGGCTCGCGGTGAAGCGCACCGATCCGCGCGCGTATGCCCTTTATCGACGCCACTACTCTGCCGAGAAAGGCGCGCGATGGAGACGACCAGGCAACACCAATGTGGCGGCAGCTGGTGAGACAATGGTGTTGCTCAGCCAGTGCTGCAAGGCGCTCTTCGTCTGGCTCAAGTGCGACCCTACTATGCGCCTGGACGGGCAGATCGGCGTCAACTGCACGGTCTTTCGCAATGAGGGTGCTGGTCTATCCAGCGACCTGATACGCGAGGCCGACGAGCTCGCCTTTCAACGATGGCCGGGCGAGCGGCACTTCACCTACGTGGACGACACAAAGATCCGCTCCAGCAATCCTGGTTTCTGCTTTCTCAAAGCCGGCTGGACAAAGTGCGGCCGCAGCAAGGCACGCAACCTCAGCATCCTTGAACGGTCTTGGTAGATCTAACTGCCCTTAGCGCGCACTAGACTGGCGGCGAGGAGTTGG